TTACTGCTCTGTCAGCTCGCGCAGATAGCGCTCCGCCTCCCGCTTCGGCAGGACGCGCGAGAAATAAAAGCCCTGAATGAAGTCGCAGCCCGCCGCAAGCGCAATATCCAACTGTTTCTTTGTTTCCACGCCCTCAGACAGCACTCGGATACCCATGCTGTGAGCAAGCTGCACCAAACCGGCAAGCAATGCCCTTCCGCGCTCCTCCTCCGCATCGAGGAGGATGCTGCGGTCGATCTTCACGCCGTCGATTGGGTAGGTACACAGATCCGAAAGCGAGGAGTAACCGGCACCCATATCGTCCAACGCGATGCGAAGCCCCATCGCGTGCAGCCCCTCGATCGTCCGCAGCGCCGTCTCGCGGTCGTGCGTGTAGGAGTCCTCCGTCAGCTCCACCACAAGGCAGTCGCGCGTAAAGTCGTACTGCTCGACGATCTCGCGCACGCGCGCGAGGATCTTTTCGTCTGCGATGGACTGGCGCGTGAAGTTGCACGAGAGCCACAGCGTCCCGCGCCCCTCCCGCTTCCACGTCTGGAGCTGCACGCACGCGCAGCGGAGCATATAGAGATCCAGCTCGGTGATCGTGCCGGCGCGGATCATCAGGTCGATGTATTTTGAGGGCTTGAGCAGTCCCTCCTCCGGGTTTTGCCAGCGCGAGACGGCCTCCGCGCCGACGACCGTGCCGGCGCGATCGACGACGAACTGGAGGTACGGCTCAAATTCGCCCTTTTCCACCGCCTTGCTCATGCTGCCGCGCAGACGCTCGAGCTGCTCGCTCTCGTCGATCATGCCGCGCGTGCTGAACGCGCAGGGCGTTTCCGTGCGGAACGCATGGGCACAGCCCTGGCGCGCGTTGTAGAGCGCAGCCTCGGCGCTGCAGTCGGGGTTTTCCGACAGCGAGCAGATGCCCGCGCGGAACGCGCCGGCATATTCGGCGCGGAAGCCCGCAAGGTAGCCGTCCAGCCCGCGGATAAGCCCCTCGGCGCGCTGCTGTGCCGCCTCGCGGCTGCCGCACTGACACACGAGCGCGAACATCCCGCGCCCCACGCAGGCGAGGTATTCCTCGCGTCCGCAGTCAAGGCGCAGATACTCCGCCGCGCGGGAGAAGATCTCCTCGCGCTCCGCCTCGCCAAAGCGCCGTTCGAGCGAGGGCATATCGCAGCCGATGCAGAAGACATAGACGATGCTTCTGAGCGGGGCGGGGATGAGCGTTTCCATGCAGTTCAGATAATACCCGTCGTTGCCGATGCCGTAGCGCGGGTCGATGAGGGCGTTGGTCTTTTGCTCGGCACGCTTTTTTCGCGCAAAGACTATCAGCGCGACCGCTGCGGCAAGCATCGCCGCGATCAATGCGGCGAGCGTAATGAGCCACCTGGTACGGTAGGCTTCCGCGCCGCTGCTATTCGTATAGTCTGCCAGGACGCCGATGCTCTCCGCGCCGGAGAGGTCCTCCAGCGCTTGTGCAAGCGCGTCGGCCCGTTCCGGCGTGAGTGCGTTGGTAAAGCCAACATATATCGCGCGCTCTGCGCCGTCATGTTCTATCGTGCAGAGCAGCACTTGACGGCGCATCGCGCCGCTGTCGACCGTGCCGGAGGGATAGGCGGAAATAATGTCCGCCTGCCGGTTTGCGGTCTGCTGCGCCTGCGTTGTGTTCTTGCTGTACGGAAGATAGACAAGATCGTACCCTGTCTGCTCACTCAGGCGCTCGTACAGCTCCGGCAGCAATCCGACATAGCATTCTCTGCCGCGGTCATAGGACTCGATGGGATAGAGATCGGCGTTTCCCGAGATCAGAAGCGTCTCCCTCGCGCTTGCATCCTGCATACAGCACAGCAGCGCTCCGATCGTCAGCACGGCGCAAAGCGTGATTCCCAAGAGCTTTTTTCGGCGCACAGGCGGCACCCCCCTTTATTTCAAATCGATCTTGCGGCGCTCGATGCGCCCCCAGCTGAGTTTTTTCTTCCTATAGCCGATAAAGGCCGTGCAGCGCACCCATGCGAGAATAAAGCGCAGGAACACCAGCTCAAAGAGACACAGACAGACGGCCTTGAGGCCGTCGCCGAACGAGAGCGTGAGGTCCGCCGTGTAGATGCGCGAGAAAAAGGCGGTAAGCGTCAGGACCGAGCCGAACACGGCGTAGATCAGGAAAAAGAGCAGCATAAACGGGACGTTGATCAAATCGAACCACCATGCGAGTACCATTGTAAAAACGCCGAATATCTCAATAAACGGCGAAAGCAGCTCGTAAATGAGGAAATAGAGATAGGATACAAAGCTCACCGCGCCGAACCTGTGATTGGAAAACATGACGCGATGCTTATACATACTCTGGAACAGGCCCAGATGCCAGCGCTTGCGCTGCTTGCACAGATCGCGCAGCCGCTCGGGCGCCTGCGTCCAGCAGATCGCGTCGGATGCGTAGCGAATGGCATAGTCGATGTTGTTGACCGTGCAGTATTCGTGCAGCTTGACCACAAGCTCCATATCCTCGCCCATCGTTCCGCTGTCATAGCCACCTGCCGCGATGACGGTATCCTTTTTGAACAGCCCGAAGGCGCCGGAAATGATGAGCGAGCCGTTGAAGCGGTCAAAGAGAATGCGGGAGGCAAGAAACGAACGGTCATATTCCAGCACCTGCATGAAGGCGAGAATATTGCGCGGCAGCCGGTAATGCTTCACCCGTCCGTTTTCCAGCTCAACATCGTTGGAGATGCGGACGATGCCGCCAACCGCCACCACATTGCCGTTTTCCAATATCGGCTGGGCGATGCGGCGCAGAGAGTCGTACTGCAGAACGGAGTCCGCATCTGTGGGGAGACAGGATATTTGAGAAATGCGGGATAAGACGGGATGAGGGGGGAGACGGCGGGAAAACCCTTGAAATACGCGGGAAACAGCGACTTTCGGCGCGGGACGAGGGCGCGAATTATCAACAATCTTGAGATGAGGATGCGTCGGCGGCGGTCGGCGCTTTTTTCATGTCCACGAGGCCGCACAACGGCGGCGGCGCGGCGAGGCGCACACATACGCAAAATGCAAAAAAGCCCCGGAAACGCCAGCATAACGGCATTTCTGAGGCTTTTAGATGGCATGAGCCGCTCGGCCCCGTCCCGGAAGTCACAGCAGCAGACCAAGAGGACGAGAGCTTCGCGGCTCATGCTGCTATTGTAGCAGACGCGGCGGCGGATTGCAAGAGGGGCAAGCGTGCTAACGGAGCGTTAGAGCGTGCGAATTTTTGGGAAAATGGGGCTTTTCGGCGCGGATCGGCGGGGATGAGGGCGTGCGCGGGCCGTGCGAAGCGTGCGCGGCGGGGCAGCGAACCGGGCCAAAACAGGCGGCGAGCAATTCTACATTTCGGTCAAAACTGCGAAAAGCTGTAGAATTGCCCTGTTTTCAATGGTTTCGGGCGTTTTGGGAGTACGACGCGGGCGTTTTTCAATTCTACAGAAAACAGATTTACAACTAAATCAAAACAGCGCAAAAAATCAAACGGTTCCACCTTGGGCTTCAGCGTCCTCGGCGGGGCCGCTTTTCGCATTGTTGCTCTCGTCGAAATATGTCCAGAATATAGACTCTTTTTCCCCGGCGTTGACCCGGCTGTACTTGTAGTGAACCAAGTCAAAAACTTCTTTTTGAGCATCTATTGGCAATAAGCGGAACATGGCAATCAAGTCGTTCTCCATCTCGGACAATCCAACACCATCGCACGCGCCGGTGGTAGTGTTTGAGCTACTTCCCTCCACCAAGTAATCCAGCGTCACATTTAGCCTGTGGGCTACTCTTCGGGCGCTTTCGACATTAGGGGTTTGAGTCGTCCATCTGCGGATAGTCGCGTTGGCAAGATCACATTCTCTCTCAACTTGTTTGACTGTAAGGTTTTGCTCTTTTATCAATGTGAGAACTCGGTCGTAAATAGTCATAGTGAATAGTCTCCTTAAAATTTAGTGGACAGGCTAATTTGGGCTTGACAATTAGTGAATAGGCTACTATAATAGGCTTGTAACCTGATTTATGAATAAAGCAAAGTAAATCATAGCACACCCCGACCGAAAAGGAAATAGCAAATCGGCGAACGGTAGAATAAAAGAGAGCGGCAAGGAACACAGAGGAGACCAACGCTTTGAGAGAGCTGTTGCAGCAGCCCTCCCGGAGTTCCTCGAAAGACTTGTAAACCTTTTTCATTTTAGAGCGACCCTCGCCGTTCACTTTTACTCTACCGCAAACGCCGAGAAAAGGAAAGGAGGCAGATCATGAGACGCGGCAAGAAGCCCACCCGCAAGCAGAAGATCCGGCTCGGGCAAGCGGGCCTCGCCCCGGAGAACTGGCTGGTCGTGAAGCAGAAGGCAAACGGCGAGCTGGTCATTCTGAACAAGTACCACGACACGATCCGCGTCATCCCGCCGCTGGCCGGATGAGCTTTACAGGAAGGAGCAGCAGCATGAAGGAGCAACCACGCATCTGCCCGCTGTGCGGGCGGGCATACGACGAGCCGCCCGCGCTGTCGCGAGCGGACAACCAGACGGACATCTGCCCGAGGTGCGGCATGATGGAGGCGCTGGCGGCCATGCCGAGGCGGGAGACGCCGCAGGAACGGACGCGGCGGGCCGTGTACGCCACGGGCAACCGCTGGGCGATGGAGAACTTTGAAGCGACTCACAACTAAGCCGAAACGCCCGGAAGGGCGTCACCGGGAACTGCCCCACCCGGTCTGAAGATGGCAGGGCAGAAAGGAATGACGGCAGCATGAGAAAGATCAAGAAGATCAACGGCTTCCTCGTGGTCAAGTTCAACGACCGCGAGAAGCGCGAGTACGAGGGCACGGCCCTCGGAGAGTACGGCGTGATCGACGCGGAGGTCTACACGGGCAATCTGGACATTGACCGGGGCGCGATGGAGTACGACGACGCGGACACGCTGGAGGTGGCCGTGGAGCTGGCACGGGGGCTGGAGTCCGAGGAGGACATCACGGACGAGCCGCCCACCTACACCGCCGCCGTGGAAACGAATGAGAGCTATACCGAGGAGGCGGTGGAGCCCGCCGCCCTGATCGAGGGCTGGACGCGCCGCCTTGCCACGCAGGTCAAGAGCAAGCACCACCCCGACACCGACCCGCGCACCGCCGCGCACGAGCTTTACGGCTTCAAGATGGCGCTGCATCAGATCGGCTTCCTGCCGGAGAGCGAGGTCATCACCGACCCGGACACCTTCGGCGCGGGACGGCTGGACGGCCCCATGCCGCGCAACCCCGAAGAGCTGCTGGCGTTCGTGTGCGACGAACGGTGCAAGAACCGGGCCGGACACACGCAGGAGGAGCTGGACGCCATTTGCGCGAAGTGCCCGCTGGGACAGCTCTACGAGGACGCGGAGGCACAAGACCTACGCATCCGGGAGCGGAGCGAGCGAGCGCTGCGGGAGCACATCGAGGGCGTGAGGCACGCTGAGGACACCCTGACCGCCCTGCTTGGCGGGCATGAGGCGCTGGCCTACCTTGCGGCGCTGCGGGACGGACAGATCCTGCAGGAGAACGAGTGCGAGCACTATGCGGCGCAGATCGCCGAGGCGGGCGCAGCGTGGGAGACGGTGCTGGAGGGCGTGAGCTTTGAAGACCTCTCCCGGCTGCGGCACCTGCTGCGGGAGGTGGACGAATACACCAAGGGCGGCGGCGAGCTGTTCAACGGCTTCCAGCACGAAACAGAGCGCATCCCGGCGCATCGGCTGGAGGAGCTCCACCAGCTCGGGACGGCGCTTCTCGGCGAGTGCCCGGAGAACGACTGCACGATCTACCGCAACGTGTTCCGCATGGCGGTCGACGTCGACGGGCAGATGGGCAAGCTGACGGGCCACGCGAGGGAGACGATGCAGCGGGAGTATGATCGGCTGCTCCGGGAGCTGAACCACCTCTACACCATGAACCACGCGGTGAAGAAATACCGGGAGGCGCAGCATGACAGGACTTGAACTGCTCAAGGCCCCGGAGGCCACGGCGGGCGAGATCGCGGATATCATCTCCGCGCCCTGTCCGCCAACTATCCCCGCCCACTGCGACGGCGTGAGCTGCCGGGAATGTTGGCTGACGTGGCTGACAGGCGAGCCGATCAAAGAGAAAGAGCCGCCCGACAAGCGGACGGCTCCGGATGATGCTCCCGCCTACTACCATCCTCCAGTGAAAGCAATCCGAGAGGCGGCGGAGAGGATCAGGGAGGGGCGCATGGAGTACGCAGCAGAAGCGCTCACTCGCCGATCCGATTCAGAAGAGCCTCGACGGCCTTGAAGGCGTAGGCCCTTGCGACTACTGACGTCGCATAATAAGTTTCCCGGCAGACGGCAACAATCGCCGCTTTCTGAGCTTCGGTGAAACCAGCGTCAACGTGCTCGCCAGAGTCGAGAATGGCAGAGCGAAGACGCTCGCCGAGAATAGTCCAGTCAACATCGCGGCTCTTGTCGACTTCGTCGAGTACACGCTCGACGACATCAAGGGTAGCATCAGCCATAGACAACACCCCCTCCCCGGGCAGTGGCCCAGCTCAATTATACACGAGCAGGAGGGCAAAGGAAAGGAGCAGCAGAATGTTCAGCACAGAAGACCTCAAGACCGCGATCGGCGCGACCGTCATCGCACGGCGGAACGCGGCAGCGCGGCTGCGGGAGGCGGGCAACCCCCGCGACCCGTTCCGGGCGCTGCCGGGGATGGAGCAGCAATTCTTTGAAGCGGCGCAGAGCGTGCGCAGCTACGACCTCGTTCTCAACTTACTTGAGAGAGAAGTGAAGCGGGAGGCGCGAAAGCGTGCGGGGCGCACGGCGCAAAGCGCGGCGGCGTTCCTTATCACGGCGGGGCTCATCATCCTCGCGACGCTGGGCTTCGCGGCGGCGCTGCTGCTGATGCGCTGCCCTGTCCCCGCCGTGAGCGTCACCGCGTTTATAGGCGTGGCAGTCTCGCTGGGCTGGGCGGTCATTCGGAAGTAAATCTAAGAACAAGGAGAAAGGAGGGCAAGCGATGAGAGGCCCGAAGAAACGGCTGACGCCGTTCGGGAAGATGGTGGTGAAGGCGCTGGCTGACCGGGATATGAGCCGGGCGGAGCTGGCGGCCACGGTAGGCACAAGCCCGCAGTACATGAGCTACATCCTGAACGGGACACGCTCGGGTGAGAAGTACCTCCCGGCGATCATCGCCGCCCTCGCGCTCGACCCGAAGAAGGCGGAGCGGGCGATCGCGGCATGACGCACGGAAGGGAGGGAACGGAGTGCCGGACGTATTCATCGCGCTGGAGGAGGCAGCGGCTTTTGAGAGCGTCAGCTACAAGACTTTGACGCAACGCATCTATCGCAATCCTCAGCAGTACAAAACGAAGTCACAGGCCCGGGAGGGCGGCGGCAAGGATCAGGTGTTGATCTCGACAAGCTCCCTCTCGGCAAAGGCGCGGAAGGCATGGCGAGCCGCGCAGAAGGTGGAAGGGAGTGAGGTCATCATAGACAAGAGAGCACAGGAGGCCGTGCCGTGGTACGTCACCGCCGACCTGAACCAGTACACGGAGGCGAACAAGAAGCGCTTCTATGAGGCGGTAGAGCTGGCGGCACGGGTGCAGGACTTCATCGACTATGACGGCCCTGACCGCACGGGCTACGCCGAGCGGTACGCGCTGGGGCTGGGGATCAGCCCGCAGAGCCTGTACCGCTACATGAAGAACGTGCTGGAGGCGAACGCATGGGCGCTGAAGCTGGAGAAGGAAGACGGCAAGAGCCGGGACTACTTCCGGGCGCTGGCACTGTGCCGGAAGCCAAAGGAGACGGGTACGTTCCCGAGCTTGACGGACGAGCAGAAGGCGATCATTGAGAACATCTGGTTCGACAAGCGGTTCGCGGCGAACCTCGGCACGATCGAGATGCTCTATGAACGGTTTGAGCTGGAGGCGGAGCGGCGGGAGTGGGAGGAGTATCCATCCATCAAGACGGTGGCCCGGTACATCAAGTTCCTCATGGGACAGCGGGGTGCGGAGTCTGCCCGGTTCCTCGCCGCCAATGGGACGCGGGAGTGGAAGAACAAGCGGATGATGAAGGGCAAGCGCGACGCGACGAGCCTTCAAGTCATGGAGTATGTTGTTGGCGACGAGCACACCTTCGACTTTTGGGTGCAGTGGACGGCCCCAAACGGCAAGATCAAGGCCGTGCGCCCGAAGCTGGTTGCGTGGCTGGATATGCGCTCCCGCGCTATCATCGGCGATGTAGCGTGCGTCAACGCCAATTCGCAGACGCTGAAGGAGTCGCTGGTCAAAATGATCTACAGCAATCCGGGCGGCGTTCCCCACATCCTGCACGTCGACAACGGCAAGGATTATACTGCCGAGGTCATGACCGGGCAGAACCGCAAGAACCGCAAGCAACGCAAAATCGACCTTGACTTCGCGTTTGACTCGGAAACGGTCGGCTTCTATCAGAGCATCGGCATCCAAGAGGTCGGACGCTCGCTGCCGTATCAGCCTTGGGACAAACCGATTGAACGCTTCTTCTCCACGGTCTGCTCGAAGTTCTCCAAGTGGTTTGAGAGCTACACGGGCACGCTGACAGGCTCGAAGACCTACGCCAAGCGGCAGAAGGACATCGACCGGATGCTGGAGCGCGGAGAGCTGCTGACGATGGAAGAGTTCTTCGAGGCCTGGACGGAATGGAAGAACACCAAGTATCACACCCGAAAGCATCGCGGCCTGAGTGACGCGGGCGAGCAATGGGTCACGCCGATCGAGATGTTCGAGAACGGCCCGCGCTATGAAAAGGCAGCTCCGCCCCGAGAGTATGCGGCGATGCTACTGATGAAGGCGGCGACCGCCCGCGTCACGAACCAAGGCATCAACAAGTTCGGCACACTCTACACGGACACGGAGCTCGCCTACTATGTCAATCAGAAGGTCAACATCAAGTGGGACATCGACGACGTCACCAAGCTCTATGTGTACGACATGGAGGGCAAGAAGATCTGCGAAGCGGTGTCTGCCGAGCTGCTCGCCTTCGGCCCGCATTGTTCTCAGGCAGCGCTGGAGAAGCACCTGCGCGATCAGAAACGAAACGAGCGCGAGGTCAGAGAGTATCTGGAGGAGCGAGTCCGCCCCTACGAGCTGCGGCTTGAGGACGGTGCAAGGCCCTCGGATGCAGTGGGCATGATCGACCTGACCATCAAGGCCACGCCGAGCCAGAAGCTGGTCTCCCTGCCAAAGGACAGAATGTTCCGCTCGGAACAGGCAAGCAAGGCGAGCCGGAAGAAGGTCACGGACGACACCTTCCTCAACGCCAAAGGCGACAAGGCGCTCTCCCTTTTGAGAGCGATGAACGAATAATAACGGAGGTACATCATGGAAGTTACAGCAGCGGAGCGCACCGCACTCTTTACCAACATCAGCCCCCTCGCACAGCGTATCGACAGATACATCCGCACGACGCCTTCAAGCGTCGCGGCGGTCGCCAGAGAGATCGGCTACAGCCGCACCACCCTCTCCCGGTATCTCGCGGGCAAGTATGACAGCAACCCGAACGACCTTGAGAGCAAGCTGACGGACTTCCTCACCCGGCAGACGGGCGAGGCGGTCGACCTGACGACGCCGCTGGCAGAGCCGGAGGGCAAGACATGGAAGACGCCCACGTTCTTCGAGAGCCGGGACGCGAAGGCCGTGCTCGGCGTATGCCAGAGCTGTCAGGAGTACATCGGTCTCGGCATCGTGGTCGCCCGTAGCGGCTACGGCAAGACCTACGCCCTGCGGCAGTACGCAAAGCTCTCCCGCGTGGCCTACATCGAGTGCGACGACACCATGAGCAGCCGCGACCTTGTGGAAGCGATCGAGCGGAGCATCGGGCTCCCCAACGGCTACGGCACGATCTGGCGCAGGGTGAACGGCATCCGGGAGTTCTTCAACACGAACAAGGGCTACCTCCTCATCATCGACGAGGCGGACAAGCTGGTGAGCAAGTACACGCAGAAAAAGATGGAGATCCTGCGGGCGGTGTTCGATCAGAGCGACGTGGGCCTTGTGATCGCGGGCGAGCCGAAGCTGGAGGCGCAGATCAAGACCTACCTCGTGCGCATGGCGAACCGGGTGGACTTCTACGCCTCGCTGCGGGGCCTCTCCCCCTCGGAGGTGGAGGGCTACCTCGCGGACTTCCAGATCGAGCCGGACGCGCTGGTAGAGCTGAAGGCGCGGGCGTGCAATATGCAGACCGGGTGCTTCCGACTGCTCGACCGCACGCTCTCCAACGTCCGGCGCATCCTCAAGGAGACGGGCGAGGAGACGGTGACGGTGAAGACGATCGCACAGGCGTCGTCCATGATGATGCTTTAAGGAGGGACAGCGAATATGAGAATAGAACGCATCAGCGGCGCGATCCTCATCCTGCTCTCCGGCGTGCTGCTCCTGACGGCGGTCTACGGCGGGACGCCGGAGGAGCAGGACGCGACGGCGATCCTCCTGACGCTGCCGATGGGCCTTGTGGCCCTGTTCGCCGAGATCCCGGAGCGCGGCAAGCACACCAAGCACGACTACCGGGCACGAGGCCCGCGATATTAACGAACTGAAAGGAGCCGCAAACATGGCAAGGAAACGAGTAGTCGAGGCCCCGAGCCTCCATTCATGGGAGGACGTGAACGACGCCCTCCGTCAGATCGCCGAGGCGCAGATCGCGCTGGGCGAGATCCAGAGCGATATGCAGAAGCAGATCTTAGGGGCGCAGAAGGTCGCCGAGGAGCAGAGCAAGCCGCTCAACGACAGCGTGGCCAAGCTGGAGCGCGAGATCAAGAGCTTCGTCACCGACCACCGGGACGAGATGGGCAAGGCGAAGTCGATGGTGCTGACGTTCGGCGAGGTAGGCTTCCGGCTCTCCACCTCCGTCTCGCTGCCCCGGGCGAAGGAGAAGCTGGAGGAGATCATCCGCCGCCTCAAGTCCCGCCAGATGACGGACTGCATCGTGGTGGAGGAGAAGGTCAGCAAGGAGGCCCTGAAGAAGTACGGCGAGGATACGGTGAACGCCGTGGGCGCGACGTGGAAGCAGAGCGACGTGTTCGGCTATGAGGTGAATATCGCCAAGCTGGAGCAGATCAAGGCGGGCAACTGAGGAAGGGGGCTCACGGAATGGCAGCAGCAAGGACGGGGCGCAAGCAGCCCTCCATCCGCACGCTGTGGGCGATCGCGAAGTCGCCGGAGCTGCACCTTACGGATGAAGACCTGCACGCGGTGGTCTACCGCGAGACGGGCAAGGAGTCCATGAAGACGCTGACGCAGGGCGAGGTGAACACCGTAGCCCGGGTGCTGCAGAACATGAAGGACAGCGTGAGCCGGAGCGTGCGGGACAAGCGCACGGACACGGGCGGCGACATCCGCACCACCGCGCAACGCCGGAAGATCTACGCGCTGTGCGAGGCGCTGGGTTGGAACGACGACCCGCGCCGCATCCAAGGCTTCGTCAAGCGCGTGGCCCACGTCGACCGCATCGAATGGCTGAACATGGCGCAGTGTGAGAAGGTCATCGAAGGACTCAAGGCGATCCTCGCGCGGCAGCGGCGGAAGGAGGCGGAGCCGTGATGGAGGAACAGGCAATCCTCGCGGCGCTGGAACGCATGGCGCAGATGCAGAATAGCATCCGCAGCGGCATGGACATCTGCAGGGACACAGGGCTCGTGTTCCTGCGGGTCTACTATGAGCAACTCCCGCCCAGCGTCGCCCGCCGCCTGACGGAGCTGCACGCGGAGGACGTGGCGGCGATCCACCACGCGACCTCCACGGAGGGCACGGCACAGGAGCGGCAGCGCCTCGGCGAGAAGCTGGCAAGCGACGCAGCCGCCGCGCAGGGCATGCGGGCGGCGGAAGTCTACCGCGCACAGACG